AGTCGTTTTTACGATGAAAATATCAAAGAAAAAAGTTTCTTGGACAAACTCCGACAGGTAGTTAGGGATTAAACTATGGCAATTGAGAAGGGTATATACGCAGCACCAGAAGGTATAGATGACGTAGAGGAATCTGAACTAGAGATAGAGATAGTTAACCCTGAGATGGTCACTCTAGATGATGGTAGCGTAGAGATCACTATTATTCCGGGCGCTGAAGAATCTGACCTCATGGACTTCGATGCTAATCTAGTAGATGCGTTAGATGAAGGCTACCTAAACGAGTTAGCAGGTGACCTACTAGGTATGGTAGACGCTGACGTAGATAGCCGTAAAGAGTGGGCAGACACCTACGTTAAAGGGCTTGATATCCTAGGGTTTAAGTACGAAGAGCGTACTAGTCCTTGGCAAGGCGCTTGCGGTGTTAATTCTACCGTGCTTGCTGAAGCAGCTATCCGTTTTCAAGCAGAGACCATGAGTGAGACTTTCCCTGCTGCTGGCCCTGTACGAGTTAAGGTTTTAGGTAAAGAAACTAAAGATAAGTTAGAAGCCGCAGAGCGTGTCAAAGCCGACATGAATTACGAGCTTACAGAGAACATGGTTGAGTATCGCCCCGAACACGAGCGTATGCTATACAGCCTAGGATTAGCGGGATCAGCGTTTAAGAAGGTTTACTTTGACCCTACTATGGGTAGACAAGTAGCGATCTACATTCCCGCAGAAGACGTTATCGTGCCATACGGCGCGTCCAACATAGAGTCGGCAGAGCGTGTTACTCATGTAATGCGTAAGACCAAGAATGAAATGTTGCGCCTACAAGTTAGTGGGTTCTATTCTGGTATAGAGTTGGGGGAACCAGCCCCGTTCCATACAGATATTGAAGAGAAAAAAGCCGAAGAAGGTGGTTACGACATCACCGACGATGACCGGTACACCGTTTACGAGATTCATGCTGAACTTGATATAGAAGGTGTGGATGAAGAAGACGGGTTAGCAAAACCCTACATAGTCACAATTGAACGGGGCACAGGAGAGATACTTGCCATACGTCGTAATTGGGACGAGTCAGACATGCTAAATATGAAGCGTCAGCACTTTGTACATTACGTGTACGTGCCGGGATTTGGCTTCTACGGGCTTGGGTTGATACATATAGTAGGGGGGTACGCTAAAGCAGGAACGTCGATTATACGGCAACTAGTGGACGCTGGTACGTTAGCTAACTTACCGGGAGGTTTGAAGTCTCGTGGGTTACGTATCAAAGGTGATGATTCTCCTATAGAACCGGGAGAGTTTAAAGACGTTGATGTGCCATCAGGTAGCATCCGCGAAAACATCATGCCCCTACCGTACAAAGAACCTAGCCAAACCCTGCTGTCTCTACTTAACCAGATAACTACTGAAGGCCGTCGTTTAGGTGCTATCAGTGATATGAACATATCTGACATGTCCGCTAATGCCCCTGTAGGAACTACGTTGGCGCTACTAGAGCGCACGTTAAAACCAATGGCAGCGGTACAAGCTCGCGTACACTACGCTATGAAGTTAGAGTTTAAGATGCTCAAGGCTATAATGGCTGAAGAAGCGTCGATAGATTACGACTACATACCTAATAGAGGTGAAGTGTCAGCGCGTCAAGCCGACTACGCTATGGTCGATGTGATCCCTGTAAGTGATCCCAATAGCTCTACGATGGCGCAGCGAGTAGTGCAGTACCAAGCAGTGTTGCAGATGTCGCAACAAGCACCCCAGATATACAACCTCCCTCAATTGCATCGCCAGATGATTGAAGTGCTCGGCGTCAAGAACGCTGATAAGTTAGTCCCTACGGAAGATGATATTAGACCTACTGACCCCGTAAGCGAAAACATGAACGTGCTAACAGGTACCCCTATAAAAGCGTTCTTAAACCAAGACCACGAAGCGCATATAGCGGCGCACCAGTCGTTTATGCAAGACCCTATGGTTGCTCAAACTATCGGTCAGAACCCACAGGCACAGCAGATTATGGCTGCGCTACAAGCTCACTTAGCCGAGCATATAGGGTTCAGGTACCGTAAGCAGATGGAAGACAAGCTGGGCGTTACCCTACCACCACCGAATGAAGAGCTACCTGAAGAGATTGAAGTTCATCTATCTAAGCTCATATCGGAGGGCGGTAAACAGCTTACGCAACAACATCAGCAGGAAGCAGCACAGAAAGCAGCGCAACAACAGCAGCAAGACCCCGTACTCCAGATACAGCAAGCAGAGCTACAGGTTAAGCAGCAGGAAGTGCAGCGCAAAGCGCAGAAAGACCAGTCCGACATGCAGCTTAAACAAGCAGAGTTACAGCGCAAAACGCAAAAAGATCAAGCTGACGCGGCAATAGATCAGCAACAACTCGAAATCGAAAGGCAAGAGTTGGAAATAGATGCTCAGAAGGCGGGGGCTAAACTAGCTGCGGATAGAAGGACAGCTAATACTAAACTCGACCTAGACTTAATGAAGACAACTAGTGAGGTCAATAAAAAGCGCAAGGAATAAATAATGGCTAAAACCGTCTTTGACGTGCTCAAGAACAAAATCGAGGATGATATGTCCTCTGCAACAGAATTTCTAAGTAATGGGGGAGCTAAAGACTTCGCTCAGTATAAAGAAATAACAGGAATGCTACGAGGTCTCACTTCCTGCCTGAACCATGTAAATGACCTCTCGCGTAACTATATGGACGATGACGATGACTGATCTAACGATAGTACATAAAGAAGCAGAAAACGACGAAGAGCTTGACCTACAAATACCCACTCCTGTGGGGTACCGAGTCTTAGTAGCCATGCCAGAAGTAGAAAATACGTACGGCGAAACCGGCATTCTCAAATCCAGTAATGACATGCACAACGAATACATCATGTCCACTATTGGAGTTGTACTCGATATGGGTGCGGAAGCATATTCTGACAAAGAGCGTTTTCCTACTGGCCCTTGGTGTAAGACGGGGGACTATGTAATGTTCCGTGCCAATACTGGTACGCGGTTTAGAGTAGGTGGCGTTGAATATCGTCTGATGAATGATGATTCAATTGAAGCAGTGGTAAACGATCCTCGTGGCGTTACACGAGTGTGAGGAGTAGATAATGGGATTTGAAAAAGTAGAATACACCTTTCCTGACGAACAGGAAGACAAAGGTATAGAGATAGAAGACTCTAGTGCTATAGAAATTGACATATCTGGTAAACCCGCTCCAGAAGAAAAGCCTGCCGAAGAAGAAAAAGAAGTAGAGGTAGAGCTTGAGATTGTAGACGATACGCCGAAAGCAGATAGGGGGCGCAAGGCTTCTGCACCTCCCACAGACCTTACTGATGAGGAGTTAGAAGATTACTCAGATAAAGTCCGTAAGCGTATACAACACTTTAGTAAGGGCTACCATGATGAACGACGGGCTAAAGAATCAGCGCATCGTGAAAGACAGGAAATGGAAGCGTTTGCTAAGTCCCTTGTTGACGAGAACAACAAGTTAAAGGGTAGCGTAGAAAAGAATCAAGCAGCTTTACTAGAGCAGGCTAAAAAGAATTCCGCTATAGAAGTATTATCTGCAAAGCGGGCATACAAACGAGCGTATGAGGCCGGGGATGCAGATAAACTGTTAGATGCACAAGAAAAACTAACAAACGCTAAGATAAAGGCAGATAAACTAGGAGATTTTGAGCCAGAGTCTTTACAACAAGCAGAAATTCCTGTACAAATACCGCAAGAAGCTCCAATTCAGTCAGATACCAAAGCGTCCGCATGGGCAAATGAAAATTCTTGGTTCGGCTCCGATGACGAGATGACAGCTTATGCTATGGGTGTACACAGTAAGTTGGTTAAACAAGGTGTGGACACCGGTAGCGATGAATACTACGAGACTATTAATGCTCGTATGCGAAATACCTTTCCTGAAGAATTTGAGGAAACTGAAGAGTTAGAGGAAAAATCAAGTAAGCGACAGTCTAATGTGGTTGCCCCCGCTACGCGGAGCACAGCGCCTAAAAAGGTGCGATTAACGCAAACACAGGTGGCTATAGCTAAAAAACTTGGTGTGCCCTTAGACTTATACGCCAAAAAGGTTGCAGAAGAGATGAGGAAAGTATGATGGCTGAAAACAAAATTAAGCGTGAAGACACTACCCGTGAAAAAACGGCCCGCAAAGCGGCTTGGACTAGACCAGAAGTATTACCTTCTCCTAATCCTGAGCCGGGCTATGCATTTCGCTGGATTCGGGTGAGCACGCAAGGCACCGTTGACGCCACTAACGTATCATCAAAATTACGCGAAGGTTGGGAGCCAGTAAAAGCGTCAGACCACCCAGAGATTACTCTTGTGTCTATAGAGAACGAAAAGTTCAAGGATAACTTGATAATTGGTGGACTAATGCTATGTAAAGCCCCCGTTGAAATGGTTGACGAACGCAATACTTATTATAACGACCAAAGTAAAGCGCAGATGCAATCAGTAGATAACAGCCTAATGCGAGAGAACGACCCACGGATGCCGTTGTTTAACGACCGTAGGTCAAAAGTTACCTTTGGTAACGGAACTTAAATTAATCTAATAGGTGAAATAAATGGCAAGTACAGCCTCTCCATACGGGTTTGTTCCCGTACGTAAAGCTGACGGAACACCATATGCTGGTGCCCGTGACGCTTTTCTTATTACTCCTGCTGGCGTAGCTCAAAATATTGGCTATGGTTCTATTGTTGAACTAAATGCAGGATACGTCCAACTAGCTTCTGGCACTGGTGCAGACGCAACTACTAACAACCTTGGCGGCAGCAGTATTGGTGCTCTGGGTGTGTTCGTTGGTTGTGAATACATTAATGCTGAAGGTCAGTTGATCTTTGCTCAGTACTACCCATCAGGCACTGCTAATGCTACTGCTTACGTGGTAACTGATCCGGGTGTAACTTTCCAAGTACAAGCTGACGGCGCTATCGCTCAGACTGCTCTTGGTCACAATGCTCCTTTGACTGGTGCTCAGAATGCAACTACTTCTGTAAACACCTCCACTGGTAAATCCAACGTTGCGTTGGACGCTACTACTGCTACTGCAACTAAAGCGTTTAAAGTAATCGGTTTTGTAACTAAGCCCGGTTCTGCCATTGGCGACGCTAAGACTGATGTCTTGGTTAAATTTAACCTACCGTACCATCAAATGGGTACCGGCATCGTGGGAGAATAACTAGATGGCTATTTCAAGAAGTCAATTACTTAAAGAGCTGTTACCCGGACTGAATGCACTGTTTGGTCTAGAGTACGCGAAATATGGTGAAGAGCATAAAGAGATTTTCGAGACTGAAACCTCTGACCGTTCTTTTGAAGAAGA